TCCAGCACTACACATTCGATCCTCGTCAACCGAAGGAGTTCTTTGTGTACCCGCCAGCCACAACGGCTGCTGAGGTAGAAGTTGTCTACGCTGCTTCGCCAGAAGCTCACAGCTTGACGGAGTCGGAACTAGACCCGGATACCGGTTCGACGGAAGTTATTAAGCTCGATGACATCTACATGTCTCCGATCATCGACTGGGTGCTGTACCGCGCCTACTCGAAGGATGCTGAATACGGAGCGAACGAACAACGTGCTGTTTCGTCTTACAACGCGTTTAATTCCGCTATCGGCGCAAAATCTCAGACGGACTCGGCGGTCTCTCCGCACAACGACAGCAAGGTGACCTAAAATGGCAGTTACGTGGGAGACTTTCTTTCCCTACATACAGCCCCACGTACCGGGCTGCCCGGAAATAGTCATTGAAAACCACTTACAAGAAGCGGCAGCGGAGTTCTGCGCTATTAGTGAGGTCTGGCGTTTTGACATCGACAAAGACTTCACTAGTAAAAGCACCTCCGACTACGAGATAGACGTACCAAACCTGTCGGTTTTGGAGAATATCCTCGTACTTTACGTGAACGGGGTGCCATGCAAGCGCGTGTCCGATCTGCATTTTGACATGCCAAGCACTGTTGCAAACGGCAGGCCAACGTACTTCAGCTTGTACCAAGATACGCAAATTCGTTTCTACCCGACACCAGACGGGAAATACGAGTTTGAGGGGGTAGGGGTTCTGAAACCGTCGCTGTCTGCCACTGGGGTAGAAGACTTCATATATGAGACCCACGGGAGGTCTATAGCATGTGGGGCTATCTATAGGCTTGTCGCTATACCGGGTAAGGAGTGGACCAACCCAGAATTGGCGAACTACTACAAAGCTGAGTTCTATCGCCACGCTAACAACGCTAAGGGCCGCGAAACGCGGCGTGTGGACCTCCGGGTACGGACACACGGGTTTGATAGGGCAACAACCCGAAGGGGGATGTGATGGCATCGACGTTTAAATATGTTCGGGGGGATACAGGCCCACAACTTAAAATAACTGTGACCGAAGAAGATACGGGTGACCCTGTAGACTTGACGGGAGCGACGGCTACGCTGCACTTTCGTGCAGCCGGAGAGGAAAGCGTGCTTTTTTCTAGGGCTATGGTCATAAGCACACAGAACGCCGTTGTAGGAGTAGCCGTTGTTGACTGGGCTGAAGGCGATTTGGACCAAGAAGCCGGAAGCTATGAAGGCGAAATCGAAATTGTGAAGGCCAACGGGATACGCGAAACTCTCTATGACAAGCTCAAGTTCAAAATAAGAGATGATTTTGCATGAAGCTGAAGTCCGCCCAGTTTCTGTCTGCGCTAAGGGCTGCCATTGAGCAGCTTGGCTCAGCCGTGGATTCTGAGCAGCTTGGCTCAGCCGTGGATTCTGAGCAATTTCGGCGTTCGGTCTATACCGCAGAACAGGGCAGCTTTTTCGAACATCTGCGTTTTCTAGAGCAGGCACTTTTGGACGAGAGCCATACGTTTTCTGTCGGTAAAGCGGAAGAAGACATTCTGGCAGCATTTGAGGCCATCGCCGCTATATACAAAAAGTTTTCCGAGGATCAGGCTTCACTTTTAGACAACCCGTCACTTGGCTTAAATAAAGCAGTTTCGGACTTGTCTCAGGTATCTGATGCTGTCGACTTTATAGCTTTACTAAAAGGGCTTTTCGAAACTGCGAGTATACAAGACGATGTTTACTCTCTGCATACAGCAAAGGCGCTAATCTCGGCAGTTGCGGTAACAGACGACATTGATGGCGAAGCATCTATCTTGGACGACCAAGAGATGCAGTTCGTGAAAGCCATGTCTGAGGGGGCCAACGTGGCCGACGCGCTATTGCGCACGGTGGTTTTTGTGCGGGCGTACCAAGACCACGCGACTGCCTCCGAACAGACGGCATTTGCATACAACAAACATGGCGTTGAACACGCAGCGGCTGTGGCAGAGCTGTTCGCCCGGCAGGTTTCTTTTTCCCGTGCGTTTGCTGACTCCGCAGCGGCAACCGATGATCTATACCGCAGAGATTTTGGAAAGGCGTTGGTTGAGCAGAGCGCCGCCACTGATAGTTTTTCTCGAACGGTCGCGTACGTCCGCGAGCTGCTAGACAGCGCAGCCTCGCTGGACCAAGTCACCGTGAGTTTCGCAAAAGCTGCGGTCGACGCCGCTGCTTTGTCTGACGCACTGTCGTACAGGATGGATTACGGCCGCCCTCTGTCGGACAGCTTTTTCCCGGCGGACGCGGTAGATTACTTAGAGACAGGCAAGAAACTTTTTGACGCGTCGTCGGCAAGCGATGAGCTGCTGTATCAGGCAGACTACAATCGAGCGCACGAGGATGTAGCGGCAGCCGTCGACTTACTCGCCTCCGGCTTAGGCAAACAGCTAACAGACACATCCTCGGTGGGTGAAGAGCTGGCTTACCAGTTGCAGCGCGTCCGCGCGCTTTTGGACAGCGGGCTTGTTTCTGACGCCCTGCTGGCACTGGGGGTTGACAAAAGGCTGCTCGAAAATGCTGCTGTGGCTGACAGTATTTTTGCACAGTTAGACTACAATCGAGCGCACGATGATGTAGCGGCAGCCGTCGACTTACTCGCCTCCGGCTTAGGCAAACAGCTAACAGACACACCTTTGGTGGGTGAGGAGCTGGCTTACCAGTTACAGCTCGTCCGCGCGCTTTTGGACAGCGGGCTTGTTTCTGACGCCCTGCTGGCACTTGGGGTTGACAGAAACCTGCTCGAAAATGCTACCGTGGCTGACAGTATCTTTAGAGCCGTCGAGTACGTTAGGAATCTGCATGACATCGCGAACGTAACAGACGACGTTGACGGTGAGGCGTCTATTCTCGACGACCAAGAAATTCAGTTCGTCAAGCAGCGCACGGACGCCGCGTTTGTGTCTGACGTCCTTGTGGCTACTTTTGTTGTTATTCGAGACTTTACGAACGCCGCCGCACTGTCCGACGTAATAACGACCGCCTTTACAAAGAACACACTAGATACCTCACTGGCGTTCGATGCTGCGCAGCTGCTGACAGGCAAGCACGCTTATGATATACTTGTAACAGCCGACTCTGCCTCACAAGCGTTTGCGAAACACACGCTGGATACCCCACTGGCGTTCGATGCTGTAAATATGCTTACAGGTAAACAAGTGTATGATATACCTGTAACGACGGAATCTGCTTCGAAAGCGTTTATGCGCGGCAGGGCGGATACCACCCTTGTAGGAGACGCTAACTTTGTGAGACCCGGTAAGGGCTTACTCGAAACGGCCTCGACTACCGACGCGGGGTCACTGCGGAGTCAGGGTTATGCTGACTTCACCTACTTTGCGGAAGACTACGTCGGGGCTTCCAGAACGTTCTAAAGGAGATCGTTATGATTAACGAAAACTTGAAGCTCTCCGGTCAGCTTACCATCGTCCTCAAGGACAAGGCCGGAAACGTGAAAGATCAGCGCGAGTGCGAAAACCTCGTGGTGAACACTGGTCTTGCGTTTATCGCCAGCCGCATGGCCGGTACGTCGAAGAACGTCATGTCCCACATGGCGCTCGGCTCCAGCACCACGGCCGCTGCCGCTGCCCAAACAGACCTTGTGTCTATTTTGGGTTCGCGTGAAGCTCTGGACTCGACCACGATTTCCGGCACCAACGACGAGAAGGTTGTCTACGTGGCGTCTTTCGAAGCGGGTGACGCAACTGGCGCAGTTACTGAGGCTGGCTTGTTCAACGCCTCTACTAGCGGCGACATGCTCTGCCGAACTGTGTTTCCAGTTGTTAACAAGGCAGCAGATGACACCATGACAATTACTTGGACCATCACGCTTGCGGCTTCCTAATTACCGGTTAGGGGTGTAACTCATGGCTACGATAATTACACGCTCGGGTAAGGGTGCACCCCTAACCAACACTGAGGTTGACAGCAACTTCACCAACCTCAACACGTCGAAGTACGAGAGCGGCGATAGCCCATCTTTTAGCGCCGTGAATGTTAGCGGCACGGTGACAGCTAATTCGTTTTCTGGCGACGGGTCAGCGCTTACCGGGCTTCCTGCTGGTTATACCAACAGTGACGTTGACACCCACCTGAACACTGGCACGGCTTCGTCTGGCGAGGTTCTGTCATGGAGTGGCAGTGACTACGACTGGGTTGCTGCTAGTGGTGGCATCACGTATGTGCGCAAAACGACCACATACACAGCGTCCGCAAACGAGGGTGTCATTGCTGACACTTCTGGTGGGGCATGGACCTTAACGCTACCTGCAAGCCCTTCCACAGGCGATGTTGTCATTGTTTCTGACGGGGCAGATTGGTCTACCAACAACCTGACTATTGGCCGCAACAGTTCCACCATTGAGGGTGACGCAGCCGATATGACAATGGACATCGGCGGTGTATCTGTCACTTTTGTTTATGACGGAACGACTTGGCAGATTTATGCGCAGGTAGGTGCGGGCGGTGATGCTTTAACATCGTCAGACATTGGCGTTACTGTTCAGGCATACGACGCAGACCTAACCACTTGGGCTGCAAAAACAGCACCT